TTAGTTCCAAGACCATTGAAGGGTGCGGAGTGTGAGGCGGGCGGCGAAACGGCGGAGGGGGGTGGTGATTGCGGCGGCGAGGGCTTGGCCGTGGCGGCAGTAGAGTCGGATCGTGCGGTCGCTGGCATGGCGGAGCATGGCGCGGCGGTAGTCCTTCCACCGGGTGGTGGCCGTGCCGAAGGCGGCGCGGGCTACCCAGCAGGCGGCGGCGGCGGCACCTATGACGGCGCTGGCTCCCATGGCTGCTCCTTGGAGGCCCATATTCGCGGCGTTGTCGCTGGCCTTAGCTCCCATGTAAGCGCTCTGGAGAGAGGCGTTGTTGTTTTGCACCGTGTTCCAGCGGGAATCCAGCATGGAGGCGTTGACCCCGGCGACATTCCCGGCCATCTGCGTGGCGTTTGAGTAGGTATTGCCGATCATATTTGCGGATGTCCCAAGCGTGCTTCCGCCGATGGTGGTGCCGGGGGCGAAGGCTCGCATATAGGGGTCGTTGGCCATGGCCTGATTGGCGATGTTAAGGCCAAGCCCGGCGGCGTTTTGGTAGGCCCCGGCTTGTTGGCCGTAGAGGTTGGCGGTCTGGCCGAGGGCTCCCATAGCGTAGCCGCCTCGGGAGATTTCGGAATTGATGCCGGATTGGTTGGCGTTTTGCAGGAAGGCGCGGTTCATTTCGACCTGGCGCTGGTTGGCGTCTTGGTTGGCGAGATCGGCTTGCTGGGCGTAGCCTGCTTCAGTGAAGGCGCGGTTGTTGGCGGCGTCGAAGTTGGCAGCGTTGGCGGCTTGCTGGAATTGGGCGTCCGTCAGGCCGAGTTGCAGGTTTTTTTGTTGGTTCTGGAGGGCTGCTTGAAGGTTGCGCGAGGCATTCCCCTCCATGCGCCCGAGGTAGGCCGCATTGGCGGCTTGGCGGATTCCTGTGCCTTGTCCGAGAACGCCAGAGGCAAAAACTCGGCGCTCGTTTTCGCGTTGGGTGGCATAGCGATCTCGATTGAGGAGTTCGGCGGCCATAGCGGAATTGCCTGCGGCCATGCCTCTGGCGGCGGCTCCGGCGCGGGCGGCTTGAATGGCGTCGCGTTCTTGCTCGGCGGAAAGGGATCGGCCGAGGGCGAGGTCGTTGGCGGCTTGGGACTCAAGTTGGCCGAGGAGTCCACCGCCTTGAGCTTCGCGCAAAAGGCCGAGCTCGGCATCGCTTGCACGGATGTTTTGATTGCGAACATCTTGCACGCGGCGGACGCTGGCCGCTTGCATGTTTGGCGTTCGTTCAATGCGTTGTCCTTGCACTTGGTCTGCCCTTTGACGCATGGCGGATGCGCCGAGGCGGGAAATTTGGCGGTCGAGTGCAGTCGGGCCAGAGGCAAATGCTTCTGCATTTGCAGCGATTTGATTGTTTCTGTCGGCTACGGAGCCAATGCGGTCGCCGGATTGCGTGAGCTTGATTGTCTCTCCGGCTGCCCCTTGCAAGGCATCGTCAGCGGCTTTGGTGTAGCGGTTATTTAGATTTTCAGAAATTTTGGAAATCGTCCCAAGCTGGAGGGCTTCCATTTTGGGATAGGATTCGATCTGCGCGGCGAGCTGGTCGCGGTATTGCGCTTTGGCAGCTTGACTGGCTTGGGCCATGATCGCGCCATAGTCGATGGGCTGGGCTTGTGGCGGAGCGGCTTGCTCCTTGGGCTTCTGCGCTGAACCGCCGCCCATTAGGATACCCTCCCTTCAACAAGGCCGACGCGGCGGGCAAGTTTTGCCCATGGGTAGGCGTGGGGTTGGAAGGAATTGCGGCGGTGCCAGATGGCCCACTCTTGGGGGTGCGTGGCTACGCGGAGAAATTCGCGGACGGGGTTTGCGTGGCCGACCGAGGCGGCCAGTTCGACAAACCAGGCGTTGGGGGGGAGGTCGTAGGTCATGGTGTTGGTGTCGGGGGAATAGTGGACTTCGTGGGCTAGGAGGAAAACTTGCGGGGTGTTGAAAACAAGGCCGTGGGCCATGTGCCAAGCGAGGAGGGATTCGAAGGGTTCGGTGGTGTTGTTGTCATGCCAGTTGCGGGCGCGTTCCCAGGGTAGCATCTTTAGTAAGAAAAATATAAAGTGGCCGTCGAGTTTGACCATGGATTCGTCGATCCATACAGAGGTCTTAGTAAAATTTGATTTAGAACACCAAAATAATCAACATAACCAGCTCCATTTAATAATGTAGATACAAAAGTTCCTACACTTGTATATTGTTGTAAACTTGATCTACAAACTAATCTATTAGTGCCATCGCTGAAAGCAGGAGTTTTGCCTATAAAAAAATCAAAAACTCCCGCATGTTGTGCAGTTGTATTAGCTCTCCCTGTAATTGAAAACCCTTGAAAGGATTCAACATTATTGACATTATTCATGTATGGGTATGAAATAATTGGACCTTGCGCATCAAGTATTCCGTTTGTGGTTGTTCCAACTAAAACTATTCCTTGTCCGGCACTTTCATGCGCCCACTGTTCAACTACTAAACATAGCCTTTGAACATTTTCTGGTATATTAAACAAAATTCCTTGGTTCGTATTCCAATTTAATCCAGATGAAATTTTCCCATTGATCTTCTGCTTATCTGCAAGCAGTGCAGTTACCTCTGTTTCGGTATAATAGCGGTCATCATGCGTGTGCGAGATGGCGGCTTTTCCGGCAAGGTCTGTCGTAAGGTTTGTCACCGCAGATTGCGCAATGCCCGTTGCAGGCGCATAGCTACCTGCGGCTTGCTTGCCTGCAAGAAGCGTATTCATCTCCGTCTCGGTGTAGTAGCGGTCGTCGTGATTATGCGCGTCCGGCGCTGCAGTGACGGTGATATTGGCCGAACCATTAAACGAGACACCATTGATGGTGCGGGCCGTTTGCAGAGTTGTCGCTGTCGCCGCGTTGCCGGAGCAGGCGAGGGCGTTTGTGGCCGTTCCGGCATTTCCAGTCACATTTCCAGTCACATTTCCAGTCACATTTCCGGCCAAGTTGGCCGTGCTGGCGTTTGTAGCAGTGGTTGCCGAGTTGGCTACCTTCCCTGCCGTGGTGATCTGCGCAAGTTTCGTATCAGCAATAGCAGCGGCGGCGGAGAGGTCGGCGTTGACGATGTTTGCCACCGAGCCAAGATCGACGAGTTCGTGAAGTTTTTGCGGAGTAACGAGTTCGCCGTTTACGAAGGTTTTGCCTTTAGTGAGAGTTGCCATGTTTAGTTGAGGGTGCGGGTTTCGGTGGGGTCGAGGGCGGAGCGGGTGGCTTCGGCGCTGATCTGGCGGAGAATGGGGCGGCCGCTTTGTGTGCGGAAGCGGAGGTCGAGGCCGGTGGCTTTGCAGCGCAGGGGGGCTTTAAGCGTATAATCCTCCCCCTCGCCGGTGGTGTTCGCGAGGGCGGCGACTTGGAAGTCCGCGTCGTAGTCAGTCGTTACGGCATCGAGCGTGCAGGCGGAGGCGTCCGGCAGGAGCACGCTGGCTTTGGCTCGCGTGAGGCGCTTGGCATTAAGGCTTCCCCAGCCGTAGCGGCGGGTAATGAGTTCGGAGGGGATTTCGGTGTAGAGGTCTTGCGCGTTTGCGTAGGGCACCTCGTCGCCGTAGTCCAGCTCATCGAGCAGGAAGAGCGTTCCGGCGCGGCTGGCTGCGAAGAGGCGGCGTTGGCTGGAGTAGGCGGCGACCAGTAGCTCGTCGAGGTTGATGGCGTAGGTGTCGCGGCTTTCCCATTGGGAATTTAGGGCGTTCCAGAGGAAGAGGGTGTTGTTGCTTGTGGCGTTCTCGCCGATTGGGACCGCGAGGTAATAGCGGTTGTTCCACCAACGGCCTACGGCGAGGTGCGCGTAGTCGCTGTTGATTTCGTCGATCTGGTCGGCGATGGGGTCGGAGAGGGGTTGGGTATTCGCCCTTAACTTGAGATCGAGCTGTGTGTCGAGGCGGTAAACTCCGGCGTCGGAGAGGAAAAACACAAACTGACCGGCCGTCTGGATCGAGCGGCGGGCTACGCAGCCGATCTCGTCGGTGAGGAGCGTGAGGCGGCTGACGACATCCACCGTGAAATCTGTGCCGGTGGCGTTGCTGGTGTCGGTGAGGTTGGCAAGCCAGATCGAGTTGCGTAGGAAGACCAGTGCTTGGCCCTCGACCCATGGGTGAATGGCGACGAGGTAGTCGTTGCTGCCCTGGTTGGCGCGGAAACTTTGGAAAAACGGGTCGTAGAGGTCGGGGTCGAGAACATCCGAGATCGCCACGGTGTCGCGGCCATCAGGAATCCAGAGTCTGTTTCCGATATAGCTGGCCCAGCCAGTAGAGCGCAGGGTTTTGAAACTCACGCCCTCGGCAGGCACGCCCGAGGCGGCGCGTTGAAACTCCATCGTCGAGCCATCCCACCAGAGCGGGGCTTTGACGCGGCGGGCCGCGATGTTGGCGGCGACATCCGGCGATGTGCCAGCGGGCACGGCGAGGGTGAAGGCATTGGCCGTAGCGGTGAGGATGTCATACTCATGCCCTTGGAATGCCGCTTGGCTCCCCTCCTCTATCCGCACGCGCTGTCCGGCAGCGAGGCCATGGGCGGTGATGTGGACGGTGGCCGTAGTGCCAGAGACTGCGATGCCGCTGGCGGTGGTGTATTTCCAATCCCAGCCTGGGAGCGTCATGTCGGCCTCGCGCAGTAGGTAGAAACGATTGAACGCTTGGATCGTCGAAACGCTGTCCGTGGGCTCAATGATCTCGTCGGACGCTGTGCCGGTGGCGGGATAGTTGATCTCCTCGATAGGCTCATCCTGCCGGTAGAGAAACGCCGATGTCGGCCCGCAGAGAACGATGTATTCATTTTCATCGTCGTAATTTGGCGAGCTGAAAACGCCCGAGGCGAAGATGCCGCCGCTGTAGATCGTGCGCACGCGGGCATTGGCATCCAGCACAAAGGGCATCACGAGAGGCTGGGTGCCTGCCGATATGCCATCACCCAGCCGCTTCGCGCCTTTGCGTGTCTGAGCCACGCCTCGGTCGAGTCGCATGTTTTCGGCGTATTGGACCATCCCCGGCTGAAGTTGCAGCGGGTTCAAGCGGGAGGCCATGCCGAGGAATCCGGCGTCGCCTTCTACGATTGTTTGGTCATCGGGCATCTACCTTTTATTCTGCGGAGGCTTGTCAAGGAGGGCGCGGATGGCCGGAGTGGAGAGGCGGCGGCGGTTGTTGCTGCTGAAAAGGTCGCGGATGCCGGAGGCGGTTTTGTTCGGGTATTCGGCGATTTTCTGGCGGACCTTGGGCAGGAGGTCGTCGGGGATGCCGGGGATGGAGGTGACGGTGGCTAGAGTTGGAGAGGATTTGGTTCCGGGGGTGCGTTGGCGGTAGCCGGTTTGGTAGAGAAGTTGGCGGCTGCCGGGTTGCCAGTGCGGGAAGTTCTGCTTCTCGACTTGGCCGTCGCGGATGGCGGCGGCGAGGATTTTGGGGACTTCGGAGATTTCGCAATCGAGGTCGGAGGCGATTTCGTCGGGGGTGCTCCAGCCTTCGGGGAGACTGTTGGTGCGCTTGGCGAGGTGTTTCCAGGTCATAGGTAGATGGGGGAGGTCATGGTCCTGCCGCGCTTCTTATCGAGGAGGAAGTAGGTCTGCGTGGGGGGCTCGAAGCTGGCTTTGATCGAAAGGGCGTAGGCGTTGTAGCCGATGAGGCTGCCGTTGCAGAGCCAGTGCCGGTTCTGCTGGTATTGGTGCCAGTGGCCGAAAAGATCAAGGTCAGCTCGGTTGGGCGATTTATTCCATGAAGCGATGGCCTTTTCTGTCGGGATGGTAAGGCCCCCGATGCCGCCTTGAAATTTGAGGCCATCGCCATGATGGAAGCGGAGGCGGCGGTCGAAGACCGTCATGAAATTGAAATAGCTGTCGGCGATCTGAAATTCGATTTGCTGGTCTTCGGCGAAGCGGCCTTCGAGGATGCGGTAGAGAAGCCACTCGTAGCTGTGGGCGGCTCCGGTGGCGTGGCGGGGTTTCTGGGTGGTGCGTCCGTGGTT